GGGTGAGCCAATTGCACCTGGCACCAAAGCAACAATAAGTGGTGCGTCGAAATTTATGACTGAGCTTAGACCAACCACTAAATGGGTTGTTATTGATGATGTCGCAAGTGTCAAACCTGAATTTGTTACTGACCCACCAGCAGAGACTTTTCTGCGGTTAGTTAACAATGTTGTGACATCATTGAACCAGGCTGCAGTGGAGCGAAAGGGCGAACCTGCTCCACAACCACATGCTGTTATTTGTACCTCGAATGTGTATGACATGGGCGCGGTGAGCACTCAGTGTGATCCGCGACCCATTCTTGCTAGGTTGCATCTACATGTCGAAATGGACGTGAAGGATGATTGGAAGGATGATCAAGGTTTGTGGGACGCAAAAAGGTTCTATGACGGATACACTAAAGGCGAGTTACCTGATTCGTGGAACTTTACAATACGTCAGATGGTGCCGGAAGATTCACCGGTGTATTGCAAACGAACACTCAATGACGTACCTATGGAAGTCGGCGGTGTGAACTACGCAATGGTTACTTTAGATGATCCTGACTTTGGTTTGTTGGAGCGTGTGGGCATTGATACATTCTTGAATGTAGTCAGGCGTGATGCACTTCGGAATAAAGATTTGCAGAATCAAGCTGCACAAGTCACTAAGACGGAGAAGTTTGAAGACCATTTTTGTAGTGAGTGCAAAAACAGGTATGTTGCTTGTGAGTGTGATAAGCCTATGTGTGAGATGGAAATTGATGACACTGTAGTGGATGAGATTGAGACTCAAACAAAAGAGCGCATTGATCCTCCATGTGCTAAAGATCTGTTGCCGGAACCACCACGCTGCTCTAACTCGGAGCCTGAGGAGTGCATTACACCTCGTGTGGTGAGTGTTGAACCAGCAAACCTCGAAACATCAAGTTTTGGGGAAGCAATGGCGCTTGCGCAAGAGAAGCTTATACTTATGTCGACATCCAAACTTGTGAAGAAGACAAAGAACATTGGTTGGCATGTTGGGAACATAGTCGGTCTCAATATCGACACACAAGTGCTAGTTAATCGCGTGCATATTTTGGTTGATGTGATGCTTAAAACTTTGGCACGTAGCCGTGCTTTGCACTATGCGACATGGGTCATGGGAGAACTTGATGAGAAGACTCTTGGCGCCATCGTTGAAGCAACGCACCAACGAGAGATCGATGAACACAAGTACACGATAGCGGTGTCCAATTTCCTGCGTCGTGTTGGTATCGGCTCTTGTGCGCTAGTGTCTCCAGTGTGTGCAGCACCTTGCGTGCTTGGTGAAGCTGCACATGAAGATGTGTGCGCATGGGTGAGAGCCAAAATGGACGAGTTTGAGAATAAGTTACACCCATTGGCGGACACGAGTAAGACTGATGAACCCATTGACATTAGGGAGAATGTGAACAAGAGACATTGTGTTGGTCCAAATAACAATGTTTTCACACTGCTCTCGAGTATTGTAGGTGCTACGGGCGCGGCACTTCTCAAAACATGTATCGCAGCTGACGTATGCTCTTTGGCGTGTAGCGTTTTGCATGCAACGATATCTTGTTGCGCACCTAGTGGTGTTATTATCGGCAGTGCCATGATGATGTATGCAGTTACCATGTTCTTTAGGGAATTGCATGTCGAGCACGATTTTGCCAAGAAGACAATCATGCTGCAAATACGTGGTGCACGACAGTTATACAAACAGTACAGAGATGCTGCACCGGTTTTCACAACAGCAGCTGCAATGGGTCTCGGTTTTTCTACAGTGTGGATGCGGTGGTCGAACGCTGTACGATGTGAACCCGCTGCATCCGTTACAAGGGATCCGTTTTATTACCAAAAATGGGTCACTGCACACATGTCACCCCTCGTTCACCAGCCAGATACAGAACTAGTTGGGTCGGTTAAGAACAATGTGGTACATTTGTCATACTACGAGGGTGTAAAAGTGGTTACCACCTGTGCAACGGCCGTATGTACGTCACGGCTATTAGTGTGTCAACATTTCTTACCAACAAAGCCCACTGTGATCTATCTAACAAGATCTCCCACAACATTTGATGGTGGCACAGTACAAAATTCTACGATCAAAATACACTACGAACCTCTCGTGAACGAATATCCGATAGGTTCCACTGAAGTGGTGTTATTGTGGCTGCGAGAAAGGGTCCAGTTCTCTGACATACAAA